GGGGAGACTTCCATGCCGAGCAAAATTACTCGGACATGTGAACGTCCCTGTTTCGATGCCTCTTTCGAGAGCATCAGAAAGCAGAGGAAGTGTTATCGTCAAAAACGATAATCCTTCGTGTTCACAACGATCTGCAACACGTTGCAGATCGCGTTCTACGGACAAGTCTAGGTCCATACTGAGTTGTCTCAGCACGGCCTTGACGAGCATGGTCGGTCTTTTCATTGAAACCTCCATTTTAACGGGGGAATCAAGACCGTCTAGGCTTACTCCAAGTTATCGGAAATTACATCGACACCCTTAAGAAGCGTTTTTACGCGAAAGGAGTGAGACGAGGAATTCCTTGAGAGACTTCCAGATAAACGACATAAGGTCGTCCTTCTGTGGGTCCGACATCAGAATTCTCCTCCGAGAACCTTGTTATAATTGGTTGAAGACAACCAAGTTTTCAAGGCTTCGACGATGTAACCGATCTCTGTATCAGAGAAACCGGATTTCGGCTCATCAATAACAAGATAGGCCGAAACTCCCAGGTCCTTGTTAAGGCCTGAGATTGGGTCAGCGGTAATCTTATGCTGACTCAAACGGACTTCTCGGCGAAAACGACTGGCAGTAACATTCTGCTTTGTCGTCATCGTCGTGACGCCGTCAGCGGATTGATAAGTATTTACCGTTGGACCCATAGAGGTCCGAGGCAAAGAAATAGCAACCGCATTGACTGTCACTGATTGAGGATCTGCAAGCACTAGAAGCTCCTAACTTTACGCATTACAAGCTCGTATACCGTACGAGCACGGTAGTGTGTTATCGTAACCGAGACATGCCTAGTGCCCCAAGTATCGATAACTGCATACCCGAGAGATTATTATCTGGGGTATTCCAACCAAAAGGATCCCCTACGGATCGGACCTTATGGGCCCAATTTCCGATAGAGGTGCCTGAGACTGATATTTCTTCTCCGCTTTGCCTGAGAAAGTATGATGTACAGGTATTAGTCTGTATACCACCCCTCTCATGCATTACGTAGAAGTAATCAGCGGCTAGTCGATCGGCAACGCCAGCTTCCATATTTTGCAACATGGAACTGACGTTAACAAACCAATCTCCTAGCCAAGTCCAGGGTAGAGCGTTATAAACAACGCTAGGACTGGGATAAAGGCCAAAAATACGGGCCATCATTGCCGCAGTCCAAACAACATCCCTGGGGCCATCAGGAAGATGATACACGAAGCGGGCCGAAGCCCACGCGCGATCATAATCCTTGGTATGTAAATCAGAAATCCCGGGTCGAGGATAATACTGCGTAACAAATCCAGGTGACATCACCTGGTACGCAATAGTCGTCGATCGAGATTCACTGACTACATTGTCAAACAGAGTACATCTCCGTCTGACAGGCCGGCCGTTATCTCTTAGGAGCTGTTTGAGTCGCTTTTGCGCGCCGATTTGTGTCAGCACGAAATTGCGAATATCATTCAGCAACGGCTTCCACCCGAATTGAAGAGCTAACCAATAGTTCGGTATAGCATTCAATCCGGAACTCAGAAACCGCTGTCTCAACATATCAGGAAGCTCTCGCAATTCATAAATTGCATTTAGCCCCTGAAAACTTGGTTGAGTAGGCTTCATCCTATTGTATGCGTCGCTTCCCATAGTAGATGTAACGGTGGCAAGATTACCACCAACACTACCTAACCAGCCGATGTTTGGACTAACTCCACCAACATAATATTGGTTGAGAGGTCCACCTCGCCAGATTTTTCCGACGTTTAGTAGCGGTGTTTCAAACTTATATTGATTAAGAATGAAATCACCACCGACTGCACGACCGGAAGGGAAGTTCGGATATCCATAGTGCCCTTCGCCACCTAACATAGTCTCTCGATAGATTGACTGTGTGTTGGTTTTGGAGGACGCTGGTGAACCGTCCAAATGTTCAACACCTGCAAAGATGTTGATAGTTTGATTACGGCTCTTGGACATACAAGATAACTCCTTTGGTTGAGCCCAGCATTTTATTGCTGGGTTACGCGGAGTGTTCCGTAGAACGTGGGAAGGCCTTTAGGGGCC